CTATCTGACATAACGTATGTTTTTCGGATTACAGTTCGCGTCAAAAGACTTGGAACCATAACCAAGCTCCGAAAGAATCGACAGCCAATCCCAATAATTCGTATGCAAGACAGGCTTGCCGTTATGCATCTTCACCTTACCGGGCTTCGACTGGGAATCCGTAATCTCGTTAGCCGCACGCCAAATCGCATTACGCCCAGGCAACGCGACGGACTTACGCGTCGTGCAATACCGCGAATACGTATCAATCACGTTGTCAGACAAGCGAAGTTCCTTGAACAGCTGATGCTCCGGCAGCGGAGCCGCGAACGGCTCGGCATCCGGATTCTTACGATTCACCCGGTCAACCGCGGCAATCCACCGATCGGCGAAATCAGCCTGGAAAGCGTCCAAACGCCCCTTGTCCAGACGATGACGGAAGAACCAGAACACATGGAAATGCACATGCCAACCATTCGCCGGACTGAACGTGCACTCCATCGCACGGATATACCCGAGACGGCCCAATCCATCAAGCATCGACCGCGTACCATGCTGCTGCATCACGCTACGCCACACCTGCTGGATCATCGCACGGACAGACTTCAGCTGGTCGCCCAAGTCATGACGCAACGTCAACGTGCCGAACACCACGCCATACCCGCGCTCCTGCGCAACCTTCAATGCCTGCTGAATCTCGGACTGACGCACATTCTGGATCTTCGCATTGCACACCGGGCAGCACCACACACTTCCACAGGTACGCAAGCCACCGAACCGCGCCTTATGCTTGCTGTCCCAATACAGGCCGACACCCATCTGCTTGGATACCGGCCTCCCGCACCCGGCGCACGCCGTACCCGGAAGCAAATGCCGGTTCACCGCGCGTTGCGCCCACCGCTGGGCACGGAAGCGACGGGACAGCTGCTCGCGTGTCGTGTGGTTGTAATGCCGCCCGACAGGGGCCGCATAACTTGCCATGCTCTCAAGGGCGGCTTCGCCGCCGTCGCATGGCGCTGGTGGTATACTGGTATCAACCATGAAAACCTCGCAGTTAGATTGGTTACCGTCCCGCGATCTAGTCCATCGCGGGACTTTTCTTATTCTGATATCGGATTATAGTCGCCGTCCGTTGATGATTCCAAGTCGTCGAGATCTCGGGCGACCAACATGGAAACATAGGCGCTACGGCTTACCCCGATAGGTTTTAGGTAGTCGTCCATACGCTGGAGCAATTCCGGGCTGATGCTCATCTGGACGATGGCCTTGGTTCTTGTCGCCATCCTCATCTCCTTTCGATAACTCTATTATACATCATGTAGTGACATTGTCAACACGGCGTGTCGTTTTTTAGTGTATCAGCCACAGCCAAGCGGGGACGGATCCGAGCAATCCGATAACGGAAACGGTGTAGCCGGCTATCATCAGGGCGTGCGACAATTCAGGGTAGACGCCGCGGTCCCCGAAACGACGGAAGGAACCGCCAACGAAAAGATAGAGCACGAAAATCCACCCATAGCAGATATAGATGGATTGCGATTCATTGCGGGGGAAGAACGTAAATTGAACGGCACTGACAAGCATCTGCACGCCGAGTAGGACGAGCAGCACCGCGAAAACAATCCACCGGCTACCTTCGCCGAGACGGTAGTGGATAACCGGCACAGCTACCGCATAGACGATGTACGCCAGGATAAGCACTGCCACGATGACGAAAAGCGCGATATTCAACATACTTCTATTATACACGCTGTAACTACTTTGTCAACATTACGTGTCGTGATTGTCGGGTTGGTTCAAGGACTTCGTCCTTGTGTGTCGGGGGCCAACTGTTGCCCCCGAACCCCTTCACCCCACGCCGGCATCGCGCCTATCGGCGCTCAACCGGCGAGGGGCCCCGGATATCACTTCCGCGACTTCAACGCCACGTAATCGGCGCACGAACATTCGGGGACACGACGACGCCCGCCACACACCGCGCAACGCCCGGACAACAACACCGTGCCGATCGTGCTCACACTGTCCAGCGTGTCATAGCACAACCGGGCCACATGCCTGGACAACAAGAACCAACTCGACTGCTGCGGGTCGAACCGGCGACGCGCCCCGTTGATATCCAACTCCGTGTAATCACTCGCGTCATAGCTCAGGAACCGGAACAGCCGGTTGGACCGCCAACGGCTGCCCTCGGCCGGACGGGAGAAATAACCGTAGCAGATCGTGACCGTGCGCGTGGTCTCCCGCAGTATCTTGTCCGCACGCGACCAGGACGGCGCCGTCCACCGCAACACCAGGTCACGCTTACGCAACTGCTGCAACAGCGTGGCGATCTGCGGGGGTAACGCGTCGGTCTCACGACTCGACGCGATCGACGCGACCTCGTCCAACAGGATATCCGCATGCCTGGCGTTCAAAATCTGCGACCAATCATGCAACATCACGACATTCGGGGGAGTGGTCCCGTCCGGCCACGTAAGCGGCACCGTCGTATAGATCATCCGACCCGCATACAAGGACGGGAGCGTGTCATGCACCATACACAACGTCTTGCCGCTGCCATTGCTGCCGATATACGCGGTGATCGCGAACCGGGTACGATACGAGCGTCCGCAGTCCCGCTCACGGGGCAACGGGACCGGAAAGCCGGGCGCGGGCACGGGCGCAGTCGCGCCCTCAAGCCCGCGCCCCGGCCCCGCCGAACCCGAATCCCCACGGGAACGAGCCAAGCGGTCGCGCGTGACCGCGACCAGGCGACGCAAACCAACCGACACATCATCCATCAACCATTACCCCCAATCCACGGCAGATGCCCGATAGCCGCACGCGCGGCACGGAACGCGAAACACCCCGACACGAACACGACACCCGCAAGGATGATCACAGCGAACCGGTCGAACGGCACCCACACGCCGAAACCCCTCAAATGACGTAGAAACTCCGCGACCTCCGGGGGCGGGGACTTGACCGCATCCGGGAAATCCACCCCGTCGAACAGATGGATGAACCAGTCCCACACGTCCGCGCCGAGCGCCATCAACCATTCGACGATCATTGGCCGTCACCACCCGCATGGAAATCGAAAATCGCCATGAAAGCCCTACGGCACAGGAGCATCACGCCCAGGGCGCACGCGATCGTCAGGAACGCCCGGCACAACACCGGCAGCCAGTCCAACGGCTGGCCCGGACACGCGTCCAGGAAATCCGCGTCATCGAACACCGGGATGCCCGCGAACTTGAACGAAACCTTATACCCCGAGCAGTCACCCAGCCCGTCCGCGAACACAGGACGCCAATTCTCCCGGATCAGATCCAGCTTCACGACTACGCTATCCCGCGTGCTGCGTTCGACCTTCGTGCGCGTTGTCCGCGTCACCTTGTCATCAGGCTTGAACAGCATCCGGCCCGCACACGCGACGGGCTCGTACAGCCATTTCGCGGCATTGCCGGCCGTCTCCTGACGAAGACATGTCCCGTAATCCACCTTCGGGTCAGCCTTCGCGACCGGCTTGTCCAACGGTCTGCCGTCCGGGTCCGCGCCAACATCACCAGACCGCTGCGCCTGCTCGCTGAAACTGTTAGCATACGCGACACACTCGCCGATAGGAACCTCAGTGACCTTGCCCGGCACATCATACGAACACTTATACCGCAAGGCCGGCAGTTCTTTCGTGGTACTCTTCGTTGACACCGTCAACTGATGATCGGGGATCAGCTGTTGCGTCTCCGTATACCAGTCCGCGCAAGCGTACCCCTCGCCGAAACACGACTTGCCCGTGGTCAAGTCGATAAGATCGAGACGCTTCTGCGCCGTATCCACCTGCGGGACCGACACATCACCGACATGCTGCGTCGTACCGTCATCGGCTACCGTGTCATAACTGATGTTCGACGCCGTGGTCCTGCCGTCAGAACCCACCGGTACGGGCACCGACGCCGGGACCTGCACCGAACCCGGATCGGCCGGATCACTTACCGTACTGCCGACGTCATTGCCCTGTGGATCCTTGGCCGTCGCCTTGATACGCACCTTCGGTTTCCTGGTCTGCAAATCCGCGGGGCACGACTTGTCGCACTTATGCCAGGCATGCACGTTGGCCGCCATCCTGGTTCGCCCGCCGAAATCATCGGACTTTCGACCCGCATTCGTAAAGGACCCGTTCACATAGTCATACCCGACATTACCATCTTTAGGCGTGACGAGTACGAGAAGTTTCTTGAAAATATCATCGGCCTTGCCAGGCAACGCCCAAGTTTTGGCATTTTGTTTACCAGCGAAGGTGGCAGCATGCGAATTGTACCGAAAATAAGAAACCGTATAATACGGGTCGTCCGGGATAGATTGATTCAAATACGAATCATTCAAATATATCTTACCAGGCGTGCTGGAAAAGATACCGTATGTGGGGAAATCATACGTCCAATTATAATTCCCATCCGTTCCGGTCAAAGGGATAAGCATATCAAGACGTAACTTCCAATCATTTATATCCTCGGATTTTGAAAGCAGCCAATCACCTTCAGACCGGACCTGCGACGCATTATTATATGATGAATCGCCACCGTCTTGGAGGAAGAGCATGGAATGTCCTTTATCATCGGTCGCTTGGGTTGAGCGCATATAGATCTTGCCATAAGGCGTGTCCGCGTAATACCAAGGCGTATACGAATAGTGCAATACCGCGAGATCGGCGTCGCCCTGGCCCTGGTATTTCGGCTTGTCGGGATCCTGCGAACTTTGTTGCGCGAACTTGCGTACAGACGTAGCGGCCTCACCGTCAGCGGGGAAGTGCGATGCATCATACTCGTCACAGTTCAAGCCCTCACCGACACCGAAAATGAAACGCATCACATTCTCACCGGCTTGTGACCTATCGCCCATCATAGCCGTAGACCCGCAAATGTCATCATCCGTGAAGAACCAAGTGCGAATCTGATGGATGCCGTTTTGCACAAATGAGAACGGCTCGATCCATGCGTTCACGGTGTCGATTGCGTGGTTCAGCGTGGAATGCGCTTTCTTGACTTTCTCCAGGCGCTTGTGAATACGCCGGTCACGCGCGGTCGCGTGCCGGCCCCATTCCAACTCGCGCAACGAGGGGTTCGAGCTCGTGTCGCCGGAGTACGCGTCGCCCGCGCCGTTCTCGGCCTCCTGCTCGAGAATCTTGTTCGCGTAGGAGCTGCCGTCGTCCATGTCCATCGCATACAGTTCCGTGTACTGTTCGCTTTTCTTCATCTTCCGGTCGCTGTACGGCTTGACGTCCGAAGCGGGGGAGACACGATAGGAAGCGGCACGCACGGGCATGGGTGAAACACCGCAACGCGACACATACCCGCTCGTCTCGGTACCCGATGACGACGCATCGGACGCGCCGACCTCGGAATCGGCCTGCAACTCGCTGGTCGTGACGGAAAGCTTGCGCGTCCATTCGTCGATCTCGTCACTCGTGGGCACATACCCCGGATCGCCGTAATGCAGGTCGCCGGACTGCGATGCGGCGTACCCGTCCGCATACGTCTTGCCGTACACGTCCCACAATTTGACGGCATCGACCGTGGTGTCCCCGTACACCAGGCGCGCACGCCGGGCACGGACCAGGCTGTCCCAGTCATCATCGGACGGGACGCCGTCCGGCCGGTCGGCAAGCCGCGCGTCCACCTTCAGATCACCCTGCATCGTGGGGATGGTACGCGCCACATCCTCCTGGAGCCACAACGGATAATCCTGTTCCCCGATGCCCATGCGCTCCATCGCTTTGACCGCTGACCCGTACCACGTCGGAAACACCACATCGGCGGCCGCGGGAACCGCCATCACCACCGCGGCCGACACGACCGCGAGCACCGCGAACGCACGCCGCGACACCATACCAGGCACAAACAACCTCATAACAAAACCCCTCGTTGGGAAAACGAAAAGAAAAAACGCCCGGGAGCATAAGGCCCCCGGGCGCTCACACCCCGAGGGGCGTCACTTCGCGGAACGCTTGAAGAAGCCGATCAGCCTCGGAACGCCCCACATGATCACGGCCAGACCAGCGGCGGCCGCGATCACAGCCGGAGCGGCGCCGTTGAACTGCTGGGTCGCCACATCGGTGAAGTTCTTCACCAGGGAGCCCAGATCGGTGGTGGTGGCACCATCGACAGCAAGCACAAGTCCGTTCATATTTTCACCCCCTTACCAACACGAAACGATGCAGGAAACCAAGCAGGAGACCCGCGGCCCACGCCGCGAACAGCAACATCGCGTCAGACACGAAGCCTCCAAACCCTAACGCGCGACCCGCACGAACAGGACACGCAGCCAATCACAAGCGACCAACGCCCCCGTGACACCCGAAAGCAGCAGAACCAGCGACACACGCGTCACCTCCCGCCGAACATGTGGAACCCCGAGGAGAACACGACCAGAATCGCGAACACGCCGCAGAACTCCATAAGGTCAGGGGACAGGCCCGTCAGCATCAGCGGCCGGCCTGACGCAGGAAGTTAAGCTTCAGGAACCCATAAGGGCCGCCCGTGCGCTTGCTCACCCCGTAGATGATGAACGGGCGCACGACCCACGACACCACGTCGCCCGGCTGGCAGCCGGCCGCCTGGAGATCACGCGTCGCCTGAGCGCTGAACGAGACGTCGCTGATGCCGTCCGCGTTCTCGAGCTGCACCGTCGCATACTCGTTGCCCTTGTCGTCCCTATCCGTCTTCACATACCGCACGGTACCGTCGAAGCGGAGACCAGCCTCACGAATGTTAGCCATGAAAACCTCGCAAACATCATCACCTTGATAACCAATCGCCCCCGAGGGGACACCACCATCATGCACCTTGAAAAGGCATGCGGGAAAGTACGCGAGCGTACCATTCCACGGGGATGCCGGCCCATGGCGATGGGCCGGCGCGAGGGGGGCCGCCCCCTCGCATACACCCCCAGGGACACCGACCCCCGGGACCCGGCGCGCTGACGCGCGCGCCGGGTACGGGCCGGGAAGGCTCAGGCCCGCGGCGGGCAGCAGAACGACACCGGCGGCAGGGGAGCGGAACCCTCCGGGTCGGGCGCGGCGAGCAGGCCGAGCGGATAGGGCAGCGTCTCGTCATCGAACAACGGGCCGGACGGCACCACGGAATCACCGATCACGTTCACCACGCCGGTCAACGCCAGGGGAGCGGACTTGTCATGGAGCGCCTGTGCGGAGATCAGGTCGATGCCGTGCTCATGGTTCGCGCGGACCCATTCGACGACTTCGTAGTCGCGTTGCTCAACAACGAGCGTCCACGACGTGCCGTACCGCGCGTGCGTGGCCTTGACGATATCGTCAAGACGCCAATACGTCGCGTTGCCCACGCGCATCCGGTCGATGCAGTCGAGCCAACGCACATGACGGGACGGGCGCAGGTAATCACCCGAATACCCCGACATGCTCGCGAACAGGCGGGTCGTGACCATCGGCCGGTCGTAGAAGCAGATGACCTGGTTCATGCCGATGCGGCACAGGTCGCTGAACAGATACATGATATCCTCCTTGGATCCATATGGTTGATTGGTTGCCGGAAAAATCAGATGTAGTAATCGCCGCCGCCGACGTTCCGCCGTCGCAGATGGGGCGGCTTGGTATGCAGGGCGTTCGACCTGCACCAGCGCAGGCAGACGGACGGGTCGCCGTGGTACTTGTCGCACACGTCGAGCAGGCCGACGGCGAGATGCTCGCGGCGCGACAGGCACCTGGACCAGTCCCAGACCGTCAGGACATGGCACTTCGGGTCCGTGAACTCACGGGCCGCGATCGTCTGGTCGTCCTCCTCGGGCGCAATTCCCAGCAACGCCCGCAAATTGCGCGACCAGACCAGGGCGCGCGACCCCTTCATCTCGCGGTAATACGCCTTGGCGAGGGCGACGATGCGGGCGGGGGTGTAGCCGAACCTCACCAATCTGACATAACGTACATTATCGGATGTTAACGGTGTCACTTCCGTCGCCGCCGACTGAAGCGCTTCATGCAT